CTCACTGCTGCCACAGCCAATGTAGCCGGCAACGTGGTAGTGGGAAACATCAGCGTCACAGGCAATATCACGGGTGCCGCTAACTTTTCCGGCAACGTTTCAGCCAGCAACTTCCTGACCACTGGTGTTGTGAGTGCCACAGGCAATGTCACCGGCGGCAATGTGAACACAGCGGGGGCTGTGAGTGCCACTGGCAATGTTGACTCTGGCAATGTGAACACCGGTATAGTGAGTGCGTCAGGCAACGTGAATTCTGGCAATGTGAACACTGCCATAGTGAGTGCTTCGGGCAACGTAACCGGAGCCAATTTAGTAACAGGCGGGTTGATCACTGCCACAGGTAATATCAATGGTGGCAACGTCAACACAGCTAAAGTAGCCAGCTCAGGTGGCATCACCATCAGCAGTGGCGGCTCATCAGATATCGCCCTGTCCTCGGGTGGCAATATCAATGCTGACAGCAACTACATCAACAATCTATTAGATCCTCAGCAGAATCAAGACGCAGCAACCAAGATCTATGTTGATAACTTGGTGGCCACGGGCCTGACCTATCACGAGCAGGTATTTGTATCTACCACGGCCAACTTGGCCACGACCACAGGTGGTACCATCACCTACGCACAGCCCAACGGAGCAGGCAACGGCATAGGTGCCACAATCACCACCACTGGTTCGTTCAATTTGATCGACACGGGCAACGTGCAGACCGTGGGCACACGTATCTTGGTCAAGGACGAAGGCAATGCCGTGCTCAACGGTGTGTATACCTGGTCAAATGCCACGGTGATCGTCCGTTCCACAGACGCTGACGAATACGGCACAGACAGTGCTCAAGCTCTGAGCCTCAACTCCTACTTCTTCACTGCAGGTGGCAACGTGAACAAAGGCTCGGCCTATGTGGTTGCTGAGCCCTCAGGTACCATCACGTTTGGCACCAGCAACATCGTGTTTGACCTGTTCAGTACCAGCCAGGTATATTCAGCCAACACACAGGCTGGTCTCAACCTAATAGGCACGGTATTTTCCGCCAAGGTGGACAATGACACCACGGCGTTTGATGGCGGTGGCAATATCTCAGTTCGTACCGGTGCCAATCTCAATTTGGGCACAGTATCAGCTTCTGGCAACATCACTGGTGCTAATCTAAACACAGGTGGGCTTATCACGGCTACGGGCAATATCACCGGTGGAAATGTTACCACAGCCGGACTGATCACTGGTGCCAATATCACACTTACAGGTGGCACCATAGACGGTCCTGCAGCAGGCCGCATCACTGTCAACGCATCTGACCTTGACACAGATTTTGCCATCAACGGCGACTCCACACCCAACGTGTTCTACGTGGATGCAGGTTTGGGTACAGTGAGTTTTGGTAATTCAGGTGCCATCGCCAATGCCATAGTGAGCTTTAACACCACAGACAGTATCAAGATGCCAGTGGGCAACACCGCACAGCGACCAGCTCCGGCCACTGTGGGCATGTTACGCTTTACCACGGCCAGCGATGCTTTGGAAATCTACACATCTGCTGGTTGGGAACTTGTGGGTGTTCCTGCATTTACTGTGGTCACCGCCGATCAGTTCACGGGCACAGGTGCCTGCACCACGTTTACGCTCAGCGAAGATAGCACGACGGCTGCCACCATAGTTTCAATCAACGGTGTGGTGCAGATACCTACCACAGCTTATTCCGTGTCAGGCAACAGTTTAGTGTTCACGGAAGCACCTGAAGTTTCAGACGAGATTGATGCGAGATTGCTTACTACCACTACCACAGTGACTAGCATAGAAAACGTCAGCGGCAATGCTATAGTTGCAGTCAGTGACACATTCAATGATGTGTTAATCACCGGTGACATCATGCCTACAGGCAATGGTGTGGCCAACATTGGTAGTACCAGTTTCCAATTTAATACTGTATTTGCCAAGGCCACTTCAGCACAGTACGCTGACTTGGCAGAGATGTATGTGGCTGATCGCATGATCGAGCCGGGCACAGTGGTGTGCTTTGGCGGCGATTATGAGATCACAGTGTGCGATGAGGACAGTTGCTCGCGTGTGGCAGGTGTAATTTCAACCAATCCTTCCTATATCATGAACGCTGGACTGGCAGGTGATCACGTGGTAGCAGTGGCTCTTACAGGTCGTGTGCCCACCCGTGTTACAGGTCAAGTACGCAAGGGCGACATGATGGTAAGCACCGCAGACGGACGTGCCCGTGCTTGTGCTACCCCCGCAGTGGGACAGGTCATAGGCAAAGCTCTGGCAGATTTTGATGGCACAGATGGTGTGATCGAAGTGGTAGTGGGTCGGTTATAACCAACCCAGTATGGAAAATAGGGCTGATCACAGCCCTATTTTTTTGGCTAAATATTGCATGATTATGGTGACCACATGGGATTGACACGCATCCGGGCAGAACAGATTTCTGACATCGACTACAAGCAAGCGGTGCGTGTGATCACCTTGAGCGATGTCACACTGAGTGGTGGTGCTCCAGCCACAGTAGATGGTGTGAATCTCTCCGCGGGCAATCGCGTGCTGGTTGCAGGACAGAGCACAGGATCCCAAAACGGACTGTACATAGTGCAGACCGTGGGTGCGGGGTCAAACGGCACTTGGATCCGCAGTTCAGACGGCAATGTTACTGGTGAGATCGAAGCCGGCATGATCGTCATGGTCACTGAAGGTGACGTCTACAAAGACACCCAGTGGAAGCTCACCACCAATGATCCCATCGTAATTGGCACCACGGCTCTAGTGTTTGAACAAAACTCGGCATTTGCTTTTGGCAATATCTATGCCAACGGTACAGCAGTGCTGGCCGAAGTCGTGGGCGATACAGTGACATTTACAGCTGGCAACAATATCATAATGACCGGCAACGCCACTTCTGATACTATCAACTTTGCCTTCAGCGAAAGTCCCAGTTTTACGGGCACTATGACTGCCACTGGTAATATCACAGGCGGTAATATAACCACTTCAAATTTTGTTACTGCGGGCAATATCAACTTGCCCAGCAGAGGTATCGTGTATCTTTACGACAGTGACAGCAGCCATTATACCGGATTCCGGGCCCCAGGAACACTGACTGGCAACTATGTGTATGTGATGCCTACCAGTTACGGCAACAACACACAGGTGCTGACCACCAATGGTGCTGGAGGACTGACCTGGGAAGATGCCGGATCTGGTGGCGGACAAGGTGCCACATCTTATCCCAACTCAACGGTACAGCCTGTTCCAGGTGCCACTGGCAACTTTGATCTCAGTTACAACTTCGCACAGACTGTGCAAGAAGTTCCGTTTGAAGCAGCAGGTACCGATGCGTTTGGTGTGAATCTAGGTGAAGTCTACAGCATGATGGACCCCACAGGAGAAATTTTGGATCCAGTGGATCTTGGAGTATTGACCTAATAAATAACCAATCAGGAGAACAGGATGCCTACCGTACTACAATTCCGCCGTGGAACCACAGCACAGAACAACTCATTTACCGGTGCCGCAGGTGAACTCAGCATTGATACCACACTTGATGCTATACGCATTCATGACGGTTCCACAGCAGGGGGATTTTTGACCAATGCCAAAGAAGCACAATACGCGGACGTGGCAGAAAGATATCATGCCGACGCTGTATACGAGCCAGGCACAGTGATGAGTTTTGGTGGAGATCACGAAATCACGCAAACTGTATCTGATTGCGACACCCGTGTCATGGGAGTGATTTCTACCGACCCATACTGTGTGATGAACAGCCCACATCGTCGTCCTGATCTTACCAATGAATGGCATCCACCCATCGCTTTGTTGGGCAGGGTGCCTACCCGGGTCTCAGGAATCATACGCAAAGGTGACCGCATGGTATCAAGTGCCATACCCGGACATGCCCGAGCCTGGACCGAGGCCGGAGATCCACCGGCAAGTGCAGTGATTGGTAAAGCCGTGGAAGACCATGATATCAGCGGCGAAGGCATGATCGAAATACTCATAGGTCGGTTATGATCGAAGCTCGATATCGCCGTGATTACAGCGGCGAGTTCGTGATCACAGAAACCCGTATCGCTGATGGTCGTTCACAACAGACCCGTGAATGGATACCCAATGTGATCGAGAATCATCACATCTCTGGTCGTGCCGCAGTGATAGGCAGCAGAACCGATCAAGAACGTTTTAAACATCAAAGATTACAGAGACATCGTGGTGGCCTGCTGGGCAAAAAACGCCTGCAGACCTATGGCACCGGTGGTCTTTGGCAGGACATGGCATTTGATTTTTTTGTCACAACAGATAGAAATCAGGCTCAGGCCATGGCTGACACTGGTTATGATACTCGGAGCACAGTGTATACCAACGCCAACATCTGCATAGAGAATCCCGGTAGATTTTATCTAGTGCCCTTCCTGCAACCCATAGACAATTTGGCTCTAGCCATATATCTCGCGGCCTTTGATGGACATCAAGAAGTTTTCATGCTGGGTTATAACATTGACACACCGGGCACCACTATGGCCTGGATCTCTGATGTGGCCTCAGTGGTGTCAACCTATGCTGCCACGCAGTTTGTGTTGGTGGGCACAGAATCAAACATGCCAGAGTCGTGGAGAGGTTATCGCAACGTGATCTCAATGACATACAGGAAATTTATCAGTCACTGTGACATCTGAACAGCAGATTTTACTGTTTCTATCTTGCGTTGTATTTCTTCAAAGTTCACGGTATTCCACAATCCAGGATGCATGGGTCGCGGCCAGGTCACTGAGTCGATCCAGGCATAGCCTAGATGTTCACCGTTGAGCACAGGACGGAATTCTTCGGCTACACAGCAAAAAAAAGTATGGTAGGCAAATCCGCCATCGGCACTGGTAAACTTTTCCAAAGGCACTAATCGTACATATTCTGGAAAAAGACCGATCTCTTCTTCGCACTCTCTGGTGATGGCTGCCAACAAACTTTCGGTGGCTTCGACCTTGCCACCAGGCAGGCCCCAGGAACCGGGATGTTTCGCATCATCTCGCATGAGATAGAGATATCTCTGGGTGTCAAGACTGTAAAACCAAACTCCCACCGCGTTCACAGCACCAAGCTCCATTCGCCTCCTGGATATAAGCCTTCATAACTTTTCACCCATTCGGTGCCGGTCCAGCGGTACTGTATGCTGGTGGTGATGTTGGTGACATATTCCACATTGGTGGTCTGGGCTGCAGCTTCAAAGGCCACGAACCAGAATTCGCCGTCGTATTCAATGATGTCATTGGTCTGTGCTCCGGCAAAAGAGCCCCAGGCCATGGTATCACCGCCCATGTCATCCAGCACCAGATACCTCTGTCCCGCAGCAGCCGCAGGCAGGCCCGATCCGGGTCCGGCTGTCAGAGGATTGATGATGGCGTTCACAGGATCCATGGTGTTCTGTGGCAGGGTGTCTTCGTCGAGATCGATCAAGAGGAAGCGATCATCAGTGGGATCGTAACTCACTGTTCCAATTATCTGTGTGTCATCACCCCAGAGATTGTCAAATCTTATCTGGCTGATACCAGGCCGCAACACACCGTATATACCCACCACAGTCTGCCAAAATTCATTGCTGGGTGGCGACTCTGGCGGAGTCACGGTACTATTGGCGGTATTGATAGTCTGGCTGTATTTTAACGCCTGTACCTTGTTGCCAATCAACAGAGTCTGATAATTGTAGGGAGTGAATTTCTGCCGGGTACCCAACAATAGATCGTTGTTGAGTATGGCTTCATTGGCATCACCGTCAGCGTCAAACACAGAGTAGATGATCTTTTCCACCACGCCCAGTTTTTTGACCTTGGCGGGTGATGATATCCATATAGGCAGACCAAATCTCATCTTCATGATGTCTATGGGATTCTCTGTGCCCTGTGGTATGGTTCGTTCAGTCCAGGTCACTGATTCAAGTTCTACCACACTCAAGCTGGTCCAGTCAAGATAGTTGTCGGTGTTCTGTATTTCCAAAGCAGGATTGAACAAGGTGGCTATCTGTTCAAATATCTGGAACTTTTGATTGGTGTTGCTGGTCCAGATATCGCAGCTGATAGTGAGTTTGTAAGGCACTGGCATGAGCCGCTCGATGCTGAACGCATTGCCCTGCGTGGTTTCATAGGTTTCTGTTTCTGGATCATAGGCACGCTGCCGCACCTGTATCTTGTTCACGTGATAAGGTTCCTGCATCCTAGGGCGATCGTATTCCAGCCCCACGATGTAGAACGTTATCAACGGTGTGGATGGCATGGAGTTTGCGGAGTTTTCCTGGATGATGGTCTGAGCCTGGCGACTAGCATCGCCGTATCTCACTGGTACCCTGAGCAGTGTGGCGTTCTGGCTGCCATCCAGGCCAAACTCCACTTGGAAGTTTGAGAAGATCCTGGCGAACTGCAACATGAATCTGCGTATTTGGGCGTCATAAAAGAACTGTTGGGCCATGATTTAGTCGTCCGTGGTCTGACCAGGCTGTGTACCAGGTCTGGGATTGGCGTCTTTGAACCCACCGTCGTCGCCGTTGTCGGCCCTGGGCCTTAGCAGCTCGCTAAGGCTCTGTCGGCTGGGTATGTTGCCGAGATCCGTGGTGGGCACGGTGTAGGTGTTGTTGACGAAACTGGATCTCAGTGTGTTGTTACCCGGACCATTGGCAAGATCGGTGCGTACGGCGTCTTCAATCTTGACCCAAGAGCGACCATTAAATCGGAACAGGCGGTTGGGGAAGTAGTCCAGTCGCAGGGCATATTGTCCTTCCTGCGGATTGCTAGGGAATGCAATGCCCGGCGTCACTGGCAGGCCATTGGGTGCGATACCATCACCGGTCAAGTAACCCAGGGTGTAGCCATCGGCACGAGGAGTCTGTGCCGCATCGGCCACATTGACATTGGTTGAGTCCACGTCGATGTTGGTGGAGTCAATGGTCACGGAGTTGGGATCGGCCGGTGTGCCATCGGCATTGGTAGGGAATATGTAGAACTTCACTGTGTCATAGCCACTCAGCGGCACGTCGATGCCGGCCTGTGTGAGTATGGCATCATTGATTTCGAGATCTTTGTTGCGTGTGCTGGCCGCATCGGCGATGGTTTCTGGAGTGTATGGTTCCCAGTAGGTGGCGTCAGTGATTTCTGTGCCCACAGGAGTGTTAATCCGGGCACGATAATACACATCACCAGCATTGACTATGGTGCCAGCAGGATAGAAGTTGCCAGGATCCCAGATGTTTTCCGACACGAAAGGCTTGTTGATGATCTCTTGGTATTCCTGTGCATTGACCATGGGCGTGGCTTTCACACGCCAGGTGTGCGGCAGCCATTCTCTGGCAAATCCCTCTGACGCATAGGCCGCATCTTGCACCACGTAATACTTGGGCAGGGCCTTGGGGATGGCAGCGTTTAACGGATTGGGATCTTTGAGGTTGGGCACTTCTAGCACATCACCGCTCATGATCTTGCGTTGGATGGTATCGATCATGTCGTTGTAGTGGAAGGTGATGAACAGGGTGTCGTTGTTCAAGAACAGGCCGAACTGCGTGAGATCAAAGTCGATGTCTTGTATGTTGAACACACCACGCATGCGATACACATCAGGATCATAGGCCCGATCACGGTTTTCCAGCAGGAACAGATCCTGTATGAACAAAGGATCGGTGACAGTGTAGTTAGGTTGCGTGGCATCGTAGTTGCCGGAATCTACTGAATCGCCTTCGCCGGTTTTTGGCCCAAGATACTTGTGCAGATAGATGTCCACGCCGCCCACGGTGTACATTTCGGAAATGGTTCGGTCGAAAAATCGGTAATCGTTCGTCTTGTTAGGACGCCACATGGATAATCTGGGCATAGTACAGTATTTATGGGCAGGTTGACCCAAAAAGCAGATCCTGCTAAAATACTGTATGGACTTAGGAGATTGGCAACTTTTGCATGACCGTTTGGATCGTGCCCACAAAAACACGCTGAACATGAATTTTGGCATCAAAGACCTCTGGCGTATGCACAGGGCCGTGTATGAACGACTCCGAGAGGCTGATCGAGAATGGGTGAACTGCCGCCGCAGAGGACAAGGTTCGCCCCGATTTGATGAATTGTTGGCCCAGGCCGAAGAAGCCATGAAGAATTTCGAAGGACATATTTTGTTGGCTAAACTAATGGACAAGGAGCCCAGATGAACGCTGTCGCACTCAAAGCACCCCGACCACTGAATCCCAAATCAGCAGACACCAAATACACCGGTGGCGAACCCGAATGGCGTTTGCAACCCGAAAGCGAATCGCGTGCCTCGGCCTTGATCGCTGCTTTCACCTGGTACAATTACCACTACGATAAAAAGACCGTGAAAGAATTGGTGATAGACTGGTTGATCCGCAACGATCGCTCACGCGATGCCAAGGACTTTGTCCGCGTGCCAGAGTCTACTATACGAAATCAGACTGGATGGTTGTGCCGCATGAACATCATGGGCCTGGATCTAAATGAACATGAACTCCTGGCAGTGGACACGGCCATCACCGAGCATCTGCGTACTGTTAGAGCCATCAGAGAAGTGGTCAAGGCCGCTGAACCCGACGCTGTGGCTCGGCCCAACATCCAGGATCGACTGCGTGACAAGATGGTGGAAGCCGCGGGCGAGATCGAAGGCATGTATGATGACATGATCGTGGCCGGAGCTAAGATGTCAGCGGATTTCAAACCTTTGCTGGTATTGCGAGGCATGAACGTGGCACCACAGATGGTGGGCGAAATAGCCCAGCACTGGAAGTCCAGGCTGGAAGAACTGGAAGAAGTGATCCGCGGCAAAGACGCACAGTTGGTAGAAGGCTATGGCCAGTTTGGCAAATTACAGGTCAAAAATCTAGTGAAGTTTGCGGAACAAGTCATCGCTGACTGCGGATCATACGTGCAGATCAAGAAAGTAGAACGCAAGCCTCGCAAGAAAAAGCCAGTGAGTGCAGAAAAACTCACGGCCCGATTCAAGTATCTCCGTGAGTTTGCAGAACTCA